CGCCGAGGCCGCCCATAACCTCTTTTGCTTTATTCCAGTAGATCGAAAGTGCTTTCGTTGCGCGCTCGATGTATCCACCTTGCTCTTCAAACTTGTTACTTGCGCCTTGTAAATGCGAACTAAGCGAGTCGAGAATAACTGTAACAGCTCCGTCCTTGTCTCCCATCTCTGTGAGCGAACGCACATTTTCCAGTTGCGTCTGCGTGAGAAAGTGCATTGTATCGTTAAGTTGCTTCGCGCCTTGCTCTGGATCTTTGAACATCTTTACAAGAGCGGCAGCTGCGTCTGCTGAATTCTGCCCTGTTACTCTCGCATAATTTTCAGATACGGACGCAATCTTCTGTATTGCTGCTGCGCCGAACTGACCTGATGCGATAAGTGTCGTTACAACCTCTTTTGCTGAACCTATTGTCATAGATCCTGCTTTTGACAGCGATTCTGCCATTGCGTCAGCTTGAGTCTTCGTTAATCCAGCGTAATTGCCGGTCGCAACGAGCGCGTTATTGAATTTGTTTACTTCTTCTCTACCCATAACAAAAGCCGCTGTGATACTTCCTCCAACTGCTGCGAACCCCAGCGTGATCGGGTTAAGTAGCAAAGGCATTATCTTAATTGACTGTGCGAAGATAGAAAATGATCCGGCGAAGCGCGTCATGTCACCACGCGACAGTTCGCGAAGCATTACAAGGAATTCGCGAATTGCGAGTGAGTTTGTGCGCGGCGCGTGTGCTTCCGACATCAGCCTTTTCTCCGCTGCCCAGCGGACTTCCTGCGCTGCCATGTCTCGCTTTTCTGTAAGTGCTTGTGCTTCTGCTGCACTCTTTAGTGCTGCGCGACCAGAAAGTTTTGCACTCGTTTGCTGCAATTGCTGTATAAACTGCGATTTCTGTGTTTCAGCAAGATGTGCTGTGATCGCTTCGTACTCGCGTGTCCAGCCCATTGCTCTGAGCGTTTCTGTTGCTTCTGCTCGTGTCAGTTTATTGCGACCTTGCATCAATTCGGTTATCTTCTGCTCTCCACGTTCTAGCGATGATAGTGCTGTTGCGCGTACTGCTGATTCTGCTTTTATTGCAGCTACGGTACCGACTGCTGCTGTCCTTGTTAGCGTGAACGATGCTGATGCTTCTGCTCGCTTTGTTTCCTCGGCAGCACGGTAAGCTGCAATCTGCTTTATGTTGGCTTGACGCACCATCTCAGCGTTTGCAACTTCTTGCTCTGCTTGTTTCTTTTGCGTGCGTATTTCGTCTTCTTTTGATGCAGCGTTAAACATCGTCGACGTCGCCATTGCTTCGCCGGGCTTGAAGCCGAATTGCTGATTTGCAAGGGTTGCGATGTAGGCTTTGCTCGCCATCTGCTTTGCGCGCCTTGCTTCTATTTGGCGCATTTCGCTCGCAGTTAAGCCATCTTTTAGAACAAGGAGTTTTGTGCTGAGATCTATTTCTTGCTTGATGCCCTCTACTGACTTCGCCATGGACAGCGTGTTGCTATCCACTGCTTCTTTTCCGGTAGTCAAGAGGGAATTAAAGATGCGACGTTGAACTGCTGAACTCTTCGCGAGTTCTACATCCGTTTGCATTGCGGCTTTTAATGCAACATAAGCACTCAACTGACTTTTGAGAGTTAGATTTAACTTCTCATTTTCGGTTGCTAGTGCGGCACTTTCTTTCTTTTGAACAGCAAGTGCGTCGTTCACCTTCTGCGCTTCTGCTGCTTCCTGCTTTAGAACTGCGCCGATCGGCGTACTTTCGAGACGAGCGAGTTGCGTATTAAGTTCCGCAACCTTCGTGTTCATGCTGTCGAATATCTTATTTAGTGATGCCAGACCGGACGGCGCATTGCCGTCTAGTGAGAAGGTCATCTTAACTGCCATATTAGACATTGCCGTTCTCCATCCTACTGCATATTGCTTCTACTTTATTTGAGGCTTCTTCGCTAGACGTTGCAACTCGCGCAGTCGTTGCATTTCTTATTGCGCGTGCTGCTTCGCGTGCTGTACGCCTGTTATATGCTTCGACGAACCCGCGTAGTTGTCCAATAGTAAAGTTGTCTATTGAGTCTCTGCTATGGCCTGCGGCGATGAGGGTGTCGATTGTGTCGAACCAGGTTGCACGGTATCCACTCGCAGATTCAGGAAGGGCAGGAGCCGTGCTGTGATAAAATCCCAGTTCACCTTTACAACCGCAGTTGCGATTTCAACACCGTCTGCTGCATCAAGAGATTCAATAAACTCGTTGAACTCCTCGCCTTCCATGAACATGGCGAAACGGATGAAGTCGACAAGCTCATCTCCTACTTCTGCAAGGACGTCAACAACACGTAAAGGCCAGTTCGCTGCAACCACAACCGAATCATCGACGATTTCCAATATCCCACTTCCGAAGAAAGCATTGATTATCGGCTTTGACAGTTGCGCTGCTCGTTTAAAACGTACGAGCGTGAATTTCTTGATGGTCACTGCTCTTCCTTGAACAGTGACCTCCTTTCCATCAGGATAAAGGGCTTCGAGGCTCATACATTAAGCCTTCGTTACGTTAAAGAACTGCGAGTATGGAGCTGCAATGGTTGGCAGTGCCTTCGTAGTGTCTTGCAGTGCCATACCATCCAGTTCAATCGAGTTGTGCTTGGCGTCGATCATGCTGAGGATCTTCGTCATATCCAGTGCAGTTTGGAAGACCTGCAGAATGACCGGTTGTCCATTCACAAGATTGGTACCTTGCAGGCGAATTGCAAAATACTGCACGCCGCCTGTCAGTGCTTCCACTTTTCCGGTGTAAGCTGCATACGAGTACGCAACTGTGATCGGTGTCGACTTAGAGCCCGTTGGGATGAGCTTGAATATGTCCGTGATTGCGGGAACGACGGTCGACGCAGGCAGGAACGTGATGGTGCCGTTCACTGCATCCACAGTGTAATCTGTACCCAGTACGAGTGCCACTGCGCCCATCGTTGCTGTCAGTACACCGCCTGTACCTGCGCCGGGTGTAGTGATGGTTACGACAGGTGCGACATAGCCGGATCCGGGTGCTGAGACGTAGGCGCCTACCAGAGCGCCTGCTGCGTTGGTAAGGGCGAAGCCTGCAGCGCCTGTACCTGGGGAACCCGTGATGGTTAGAGCCAGCAAAGAGTTCGGCGTGTAGCCTGTACCGCCAGAAGCTGAGATCGATGCGATAGTTCCCGTTACGCCTGCTGTTTTAACGACAGCTGCGGAGACGCCGATATTTGCGAGCGGCTGCATCGAGTTATTGTATGCGCCGAAAAGTTCTGCTGCAACTGTGCCTGCTGCAACTGCGCCGGTTGCTGTGCCCCACAAACCTGCTGCGAGAATCGCTTGACTGAAGAACAATGCGTTGATCTTCAGTTTGACGTCTGTACCCGTAACAACGTGGGCTGCAACAACACGAAGACCGGACTGGCTTTCCTTGATGTCGTCGAAAGTTTGTGCAACTGAGATCTCAAACTTATCTGCATCACCTACAGGAACGAAACCGCCCCGAGGTGCGCCGTTCAGGTCACGAGGTTGCAGGAAAAGGGACCCTTGAAAGAGGCCGTAGCTGTTATCATTGAAAGACATAATTTTCTCCTAAGATTAGATGAAGCCAATAACGCTGTAGCGTTGTTCGTAAACAAGTCTGTCTGGATTTACAAGGACGAGTTTCTGTCCTGAGTATCTCCATTTTTGACCTTTTGCTGACTGCTTCCCGCGTACTGCGGTCACTGCTGCTTCCAACAACGGCAACTGATTTGCCAGTAAATCTGCCTGGCTTATATAAGGTACATGCAGCATTACGATGTAGTCTGTTGAGACGACTTGCCCCGCTGGGTTACTGCCGGTTGGCGGGTCATTAGGCTTATCGTCTGCCATTATCACCCACGCACACGGAAGAGGTATGTGTATCATGGACGGATCGGAAGCTCTTCCGCCTGCTGCAAGTCCTGAATTTACCGCCAGCGCCGGGACTGTTTCCAGGAGTGTCAGTAAATTAAGTGCATTCTCTGCGTACATTATAACACTTCTTGCATATCAGGCGCTTGTGTTTCAGTTGGCGTCGCTGTGTCGCGTAGCGCGTCTACCTCCACTGTAGCTTCCACTTCGACAACGGTTCTAGAGGCCACTTTCTCCTCTACCTGTACGCCTAACAGCCAATCAGCTGTCTCGTCGTCGAGTTCGATCGTCTGACCAGCGTAACTTTTAACGCCGTTCTGTGTGTGGTCTTTTGTTAAGGTAACGAGTCGCATGATTTCTCCTAGTATGTTGGTTCGATTGCGATTCCTTTTTCGAGGAATAGTATTGCGAGTGATTCCATCTCAGGTCCATTACCTACAGGCCAACCAAGGAAAGGACGCGCAGGTTCTCTGTATGCTCCATCTTGTAACTTCGCAGCGTAACTTAAATCTGAACCTATCTCAGTTAAAACGGGTGACGCGTTAAATCGTATGGACCTAAATAAGGCACCTTCATCAAGCAGCAAGCCGAGTTGTTCGTTTCCTTTCGCTGCGCGCTCTCGTGCGCGCATTGCGCTCCAAGGTGCCCAAGGTACGCCTTCTGGTGACATCTTAAGCGATGCGATACGCATACGAACTGCATCTACTTCCATGCGACCGATTAATTCCATGTAAGGTCGCATATCTGCTGCGCGATCCGCAATTGCTTTTATCTCGTCTGCGACTTCTTGTAGATTTGAAGTAATCACGGTTTGTATATCCTACATTCGCACTGATAGCCCATGCCTGTGTAGTAAGGTGTTTCTACTTCGTATGTTTGACCCAAATCGTCTGTGATCTTATCGCCTTTTAGGACGGAACCTATCGCAACTTTAAAAAACACAATCCAATCTGACATGCTTGGATTTGTAGACGTTGCGACGGGAATTACTGCTGCCGAGTTAAGGAGCGGTTTCACGCGTTTCATCTGAATCGATGCTGGGATATTGGTCAATACCACAGTGTCTGATGGTTCAAGGCCATTACCTATATTCGCGTAAGCTGTTCTGCTTACGTTTATCGTCCTTGGATAAATTAAGTTACCCATAGCGTCTTACTTCGAAGGGCGACAGCAACGCACGCGTTTCGTCGTCAATGATTGTGGACAAGAAGCGCTCCATCTGCGTGTCACCCGCTTTGAATGTCTTTATCGCAGCACTTGCTGGAGATTCCGCAATCGCTTGCATTACATTTGCGGTTGCTTGTTTGATCTGCATAGGTAAAGAGGCGTACGTGTAGCCTGCGATGTAACTCAGTTTGACCTCATTATAAGGTATCATCGCCAATCCGATAGGGCACCAGATGTTGCCGTTCTGTACGTCAATGCTGCTATCGGGCACTTGTACGTCTTGCCATATAGGCGCACCACCAAAGGCGGAGATTGCTGCGATCATACTGAAATCTTGCATTGTTGCTTGATGCGCAAGATCTCCGCGGCGCGCATACGTCACCCTGCCTATAACAGAGACAAGTTTGACAATCGGGTTGCGGCGAATTACAACGAAGTTACGATTTTTCGCTAGCTTGACTGTCTCCTCTACAGTCAACCCTGTTTCTGCTGTCTCGCCGCTTATGTGCGCATTCGCGACAAATGCAAGAACAACTGTGTTTGCGTCGATGACCTGCTGTATTTTGCAGACCTCAGCGGTCGTTCCCAGCTTGTTCAGTACCAAGGAGGTACCTTGCTGTAGTATCGCACCTGATGTGATACTCACTTGGACAAGGGCGCCTGGATTCACGTTGGCTGAGATAGTACGCGATGTTTCCGCTGGCTTGCGAAGCATGTACAGAGGAGCTCCGGCGGTTGACGTTGCGTACAACAGACCCTCTGTACGACCGAGTGCAGCGTCTACAATGTTTGAGGCTTGATCTACCTGCACAGTCGTGGCATTGGGTACGCCATAAGCAGCGTAATCTGCTGATGCAATGTAGTTCGTCTGTGTGGGCATTTAGTTACCTACAGTATGAATCTTGTTGTTTGTGCGAGTTTTTGGTCAATCAGAAATTGAGCAATGTTGCTGGGTAAGTCTTCTGTCTGCCCGTACCTGAAAACAATGTGGAATTGAATTGCTTTTCCGGATTCATCGAAAAATTCCGTTGAATCTGGAAAAAGAGCTCCTGGAGTTATCATTACCCCGTATTCCCTTGTAAAATGACTGCCACCTATGCGCCAAAGCTTCATTATAACCCTTTATAGACCCACTACAATTGCGCTGGCTGCGCTGCTGCGTTGCCAGTGATGTACTTGCATCACTGGCAAAACCGCATTACGTTGGGCGTACCACTGCAACAGTGCAGTGTGCGTAAGACGGACCCTTGAAGATCACAGTGTCAAACTTCAAGCCTACGAACTGGCCGGACAGGTTACCGATCAAACCGAGTTGGAACAAACGCGGGTTCGGATTGTGCGTTGCACCGGAGATCACTGGGCGCTCCACCATTGGTTCGGTCAGGATGATACAGAAATAGTTGCTGTTTCCAGCACCTGGAGCTGAGAAGCCGAACTGACCTGTACCGTCCTTAGGGATGTAAGGGTCAGAGATGATTGGCAAGACACCTGCTTGCGTGCTGATGCCGGATACTTTAACGCCAGCGACGACCTCAACTTCCTTGAGGTTGATGTGAGCAGCTTTTGCTTCTTGGTCGATCAGGTCAGCGAGTGTTGCGTTCATGTACAACGCGGTTGGAATCACGTCGTAGTTGGGGTCTGCAATCATTGCAGCAACCTTGGACTTAATGCCGTCGATGATTGACGAACCCAAAGCGATCGTGAGTTGATTCGTGATCTGATTCAAGCCACCCATGTACTCTACCGAAGTAGGTGTGAGCATACTCGTATCAGCGCCGTTCCATAACATCATGGCTGACTTCTTTTGCACAGAAACAAGGATGTCGTTGATATCCTTCGCTTGTACTGCTGCAAAACGACCTTGCTGCTCAGTTACTTCTTTGTCGAAAAGACCAAAGTTGGTTTGCGCTGCGATCGCTTTTATGAACGCTGCGCGTTCTTGGCGGACTGGGCCAGTTGGTGTCGCAGAAATGTTACGTGGATCAACTGCGCTCGCAGCTGCGATTGCTGTTTGCTCGAAGTAACGGTGAGGGTGGCCGGTTGCTGGTACGTCTGCAAAACGCTGCAAGGCGTAGGTAGAGCGACGAACAACGTCGGTGATCTCTGCTTCGAAATCTGGCGTTTCAATCGCGCCGTTGCCCAAGTAGTCCGCGGCTGCGGTAAGACTCAGTGCTTGTGCTTCTGCTTTAAGTGCTTGAGGCATTCTGTTCTCCTTGTGTGGTGTGTATCGTTGTTACTTATGCGAGGGCGCCTGAAGCACGTAGATTCAGCTTCAGTGCGATCGAGCTTTGCATCGACAAACCTGCTTTGCGGCAAGCTGCATCGACATCTGTAACAGTGAGCTTTGCGGCGGTTTCGTCACCGAGGCCGATCTTTTTCATTGTAACGATGTCGCTTGCACTCAACGACTGACGTTTTCCGGCGGCTGCAATCGCTGCGGCTGCTGCAATCGCTGCTGCATCTCCCGCTGCTTCTACAGCGATTTTCGTCGTAGCACCGTGAGCGTCCAAAGCCTTCTTGACCTCTGCTGCGATGTCCACTTGCGCGGCACCGTAGTAGTAAGAGTCGAATGTGCTCGGGATTTTACCGAGCATTGACTGTGCTTCGATGTGATCTGCCATCTTATTCAGAATTGCTGCATGGCCGCTGGTTGCATCTGCACCGATACCTGCTGCGGTCATCGCAGAAGCACAGGTGCGCATCGCATCCGCATGGGGTTTAACGATGGAGTGAACGCTCGCTGCTGCGACCTTCACCTGTTCATCGAGTTGTGCTTGAAGTGCGGCAGCGGATGCTGCCAGTCGCGTATTTTCTGCTTGCATTGCTGCAATTTCTTCGGCTGTCATGATTTCTCCTTTAGACGCTTGTAAAGATGTCGCTGTGAAGGCCGCCTTGTCCTTGTAAAGAACTGCTGCACCCGTAAAATCGCAGGATGAACACACCCATGGGTCGCTCAACATACTCTCAACAAGAGCTTCGGCTTCATAAGAAAAACCGAGCAACTCTTTTTGAGCTTGAATCGCGATGACCTCAGTTGGAAAATCTGCTGCATAAAAAAACCCTGCTATGTGCAAAGGGGTTCCAAGGACTGCGTC